AGAACCAGATACTACTACATCTTCATCTATTTCAAAGGCAAACTCTGTAACTGTAAACGTTGTAGCACTAGTTCTTTTAATTTGTAATATAGGATTATCTCTATGTGTAGCAAAAACAGTATCTCCAAACTGTGCTAAATTAATTTCAAATATTTGAGATGTAGTCCAATTAACTCCAGAAGTAATATTAGTTTGTATAGCAACACCATCTGAATCATAAACATCTAATCTTCCATTAGATAAAGCAAAGATAGCTATTTCATCATTAGAAAATATAAAGGGAGCTAGTCTTGCAGCTGCTGGCAGTGTTGCTTTATACTCAGTAGCTGGTCTACGCATTAATCCACCTTCATCTAATAAGTACCAATTACGATATTGTTTATCACCTTCAAAGTATGCTTTAGCGTCTGTTCTAGCGTTTAGTAAAGGATTCAGCTCACCAGCTGAGAAGTTTGTAAATACCTGTCTGATTTTTCTGGGCATTAAGATGCAACAAGTCCACTACGACTGCTCCTTCTTTCAGTAATAAATCTATCAGTTGAAAGTCTTTTAGTTGTAGTTTCTTGTGCATCTGTATTCCTAGCTATTAGGATTTGTCTTTCACCTAATTGATCGTATTCTCTAATCATTGCAGCATCTCTTGCTAATGCTCCACCAAAAGCACTAGCTAATTTATAAACTAAAGCATGTCTGAAATATGGTGGAAACTTTGATTCGTCTTGTCTAAATAAATAATCCATTATTATAGTACTAGATGATCCATAACCATTTAGATAAATCTTATCTTCGTATCTAGAATATTGTAATAATGCATCATTACATGTAACTGCTAGAACTTGTAATACCTGTGGGCTAGTAGGCATTTGATAAGCATATTCAAATCTACCAGTTGGAGTTTCTGTCAATAAAGATAATTGTTGTTGTCCAGTTGCAAATCTCCATCTGGCTCTTGTTAAAGTAGCTTCTACTATTTCTTCGTAGATATTATTAACTGTAAGAGCTTCTGTATTATCATCTGTAAATGATGAGATAGGATTAGCTCCTATCATTACTAAAGCTCTACTTGCTATATCTACTTTAGTTACTGCCATTATGCAGTTTGTCTATAGTTCTTTGGCATCATAACTTGATCTGCATAAGGTATTTGAATAGAAAGATTTTTACCATTAATAGAATTAATTTTATATTTCTGTGATAAGTAAGAAACAGTAGCAATAAATTGTTTTCTTTGTCCTTTAGGATCATCAGAAGTAACAATAGAATCTAAAATAGCTAACTGTGTTTTAACATCTGCTATCTCTTTATCTGTAAGATACTTACCAGTAATAACATTATTTTTACTAGGATCTTGTAATTTAGTAGAATATCTGCCATCAGGTAATTTTCCTGATTCAAACTGTGATTCTTTAGGTGTAGATGATTTTAACATTGATGCTGTAAGTCCAGCAGTTGCTGCTAATCCTAAAATTCCACCAGCAGCTCCACCTTTTATTGCACCACCAACAGGATCATTTTTACTAGCAGTTCCACCAATCATTCCACCTACTGTAGCACCTGTAACGACTGGAGCTGCGGCTAATCCTAATGCTCCACCAGCAGTTCCACCAACAGCTACTTTAGCTACATTACCAGCTCTTTCTAATCTTTCTCTATTTTGAGGACCCATTTTTCTACGAGCCTTAACACTAGCAGCTCTAGTTGCTTCTTTTACTTTTGTAGTAGCTTTACTAGCAGCTTCTTTTGTTTTATCTACAGCTGGTTTAACTTTAGCTTTAGCTTTTTCTAAAGTTGGTTTTGCTTTACTTGCTGCTTCTTTAGCTTTAGTTTTTAATGCACTAGTTTTTTCACTAGTTACATTAACTGCTTTTTTTAAACCTTCTTTTAATTTCTTTTTTTTAATTAAACTTTTTGCAGCTTTTGCTGCTCCACTGATTGCTGCACCTATTGCCATTTTAACTCCTTGTTAAAAAGGGGGGTATAAAACCCCCCCCTATGTTCTTGTTATGCAAGTAATGCAGTTGTTACTGTTGCAGATGAAGATGCTGTTACCAACAATCCATCTACTACTGTATTTGAACCACTTACTACTAAGATGATATCTCCAGCTTTTAATTCTGGATTTGCAGATAAAAAGTAATTTGCGTCATCAATAAGTGATATTGCATCACCATCATTGTAATACCAAAGTGAATTAGAATCGCCAGCTTGGGAGATCTTCTTAATTGGATTTGATGTTTCATAAGCCATAATTTATCTCCTTACTCTGCACACTTCTGCACTCTAATACCATTAGTATCAATAAGAATTGATCCCATTGATAGATAAGATGTCATTAGGTGTGCCACTTTTTCAGGGATATAGTTTACTTCAGTTCTTACTTCTGAACCTACTCCTAATCCCATTGATGATTTATGCCAACAAAGAGTATGTCTATCTGTTGATCCTGATGTGTCTAAACCAGAATGTACAAAGGTTAAGAAACCTAAGAATCTCTTAGCAGTGTAATTCATGCCTGAGAAAGGTAGTTCTCCTGAACCAATGTATTCTAATCTTGTCCACTGATCGTCAGATAATAAGTCACCCCATTGAGTTGGACCAATAGCCCAGTATCTTTGGTTGTCATCTGGAACATCATTTGTTCCAAACAGAGCTTGCATCTCTTTAAACTTATCAATGTTCATATCTGTAGATACAGTTCCACCTGTTGCACCAGCGTTATTTGCTAGTGTAGTAGCAGAAGCCATAGCGTCTGTTATGATTGAATCAGTCTTTCTTCCAAGAGCGTAAGCTGCATTGTTAGCGATTACTTGTCTTTCGTCAATATTGGTTTTAAGCTCGTCTAATCTATCCACATAGTCAGATGCATAGAAATCAGCGAGAGTAGCTGTTACGTTAGTGTGAGAAATATTCATAGCTACAACCTCAGCATGTCTTGCTTTAGATGTTGCCTCACCTGTTCCTACTTTTTGGAACTTAACAGATTCGCCTGATACACCATTAACTACACGAACAAGATTTTTTAGCTTAGCACCCATTCTTTGGTATGCCATATGTACCTCAGCTTCAAACTGGGTAATAAAAGCATTGTTTATGCTCGAACTCATAATTTATCTCCTTTGTTCGTTTGTTTATATCAAGATTATCTCGATAGGGCTGATATGTTATCTGTCAAACAGGCATATCGTAAAGCTATGCGAGGTCTTTTTTATAGCACTGGCATAGTTTAATTAAAAAATCAACGCACAAATTTGATAGATTTAATATTTTCTGTAGGAATTACTGTAGTATCACCAATATCTGTGTCATTACAGGACATAAAGACTATGGTAGAATCTTTGTTTTTTTCTAATAAGAATCCTTCTGTATAGTTTATTGCTGGTTTAAATTTTTTTGCATCATCTGGAGAGAGCCATTCAGCATGACTGATTGCATCTCTCCAGTATATTTGGACTTTTTTAAGCCGATTTTTGGTTATAATATTTTTCATAAAGATCAGTTACTTTCCTAATATAGGCTGGATCTTTTTCTCCATCTTTCCAATATCTAGGATCTTTCATCATAGCTTTTAGATCTAATGGATCAGGACTAACATCTATTTTTGTTTCAGTATTAGGAATAGGAGCATCTTTGTTTAAAGACATAATTTCTTCTATAACCCTAACACCTTCAGCAGTAGATGCTAATCTAGCAACTGCATCATAAGATTCTGGACTTAGATTTTTCTTAGCCCATAAATCAGCTGATTGTATTCTTTCATTTGCATTATCTCCTAATAATTGTTTTTCATTTTCTATATTAGGTAAAGCATTAACTTCATTTTCTACAAATGCTCTAATACCAGCATCAAATTCATCTTGGCTTAAACCTCTTTTTTTTGCAGTATCAGCCCACCATTGTAATAATGGCATTTCTGGATCAATATCTAAATTAACACCATCTGGTAATTCAGGTGGGTTAATTTCATATTGCTCTGGTGCTTTACCAGATAACTCAGCTTCTATATCTGATCTAATTTGTTTAGACAGCTCATCTGTCCTCATTCCTAGTTTTTTTTCTAATGCTTTATAAGAAGCACCTAAATCTTCAACATTAACCTCTTTGGTTTCTGTATTCCAAAAT